GATCTGCGTTGCGGCTCCCTGTCATTGATGACCATGCTTCTTTGAGCCGTGCTGCTATTTCTTTGTACTTGCCGTCAGGAATGACGTTCTCGGTGACAAACATTCCGCTAGGCTTCGCCCCGTTTTGCATTACGTAGTTAGCGTACAAATCAATATCTTGATCTAGGCCAATCAATTCTGCTGCCAAAATGCCCTTGTTAAAACCGCCATTTCCTTGCCAAGCGGCATCTACCAAGTGCATGACTTGATGCGCTGCAAGCGGTTCATCCCGATTAAATCCGTAAGCTGGGGTACTAAGTCGGTAGCTAGGGTATCGGGTTACATTGACGGTTGTACTGATTAACGTGCTGTCAAAAACGTACATTTCCAACGGTGTCTGAGTGCTGCTTTCCTGATCTTTGCGCCACCACAGGATGTAAACCTCGCCCGATAACTCGTGCCACATAATGTACTGGTACAGGAATTCGTAGGCACTTTGAAAATTGTTTGGGTTGCCTAATAGATAAGCCACTTGCTTGGCTTTGGCTTTGTCCCTGGCGCTAACCTCTGGGCTTTTAACGGCATCGTGGTAGCTGCCATCGTCCATTTCGCACATAATTCGGACGGGAAGTTGAGCCATTGCCCTGGCTTTTGCTCCCACGCAGGCCATAATCGTCGAATTGCGACTCATCATGCTCATGTCCACCGGCCTGCCAGCGTCTGTGCTGCTGCCCGTGGTTACATAGAGAATCTGACTGTTGGCGCTGTTGTATCGGTTGCTGCTGCCCCACAATACATTATTGCCAAGGGCAGTTTGCCCAAACATTGAATTGGATTCTTTGACTTGTTTTTGTTTGAAAATGTCAAATAAAGCCATGTTTTCACCTCAAAAAGTTCTGAAACCGAATCCTGATTGTACTGGATTATCAAGGTTGCAGTGCATACTAATGATGAGGGATATGATGCCGTCCACCTTAGCAGACTTGTCGGCTTCGTTTTTCCTGACTTTGACGTTGCCGTTAACATCTTCATAGACTTCGCAGTTTCCAAGCTGCCATCCGACAAATGGGTTGCCATCGTGTTTGATACTGTATTGCATCAGCAACTTCTCTACGTGCTTGCTTGGATTGCTTAATACCGCCATGCCTTGTCCCACTTTTTTTAGCGGCAGGCCAGCATCATTTAGCCGAGCCACCAAGCTGGCGGCGTTGTAGGCATCAAAGCCAATTTCTTTGACTTCGTACTTTTCGCACTGCTTCAGAATGTACTCGCTGATTTCCCGATCATCCATAACATTGCCCTGGGTGATGTGCAGGATGCCTGATTTTCGAGCCATTGCAAAGATGTCGCCGTAGTGTTTTGGAATTAAATCGTAGCCGTCAGACGGCAGAAAAAATTTAAACTCGGCTTCGTAATCATCATCACTGAATCGCTTGAGCGTGCAAACTGCGTTTAAATCTCGGGTTGCTGCTAGGTCAAAGCCAATGAATACCGCCTCGGGCTGTCTATCGGGCACTAGAGCGCATTTAACGTCATCCCAGTATGCACGATCAACCCAGGCGCTATTGGCGCTTACGTAGACGTTTAGCGTCTTGCACAGGAATTCGTTGAGGGCGGCAGGCTTGTGCTTTGCCATTTCTGCCCGTTCCGCAATTGCTGATTCAAAAACAGATATGCCGTGCATTGGATTTGCCTTGGCCCACGTGCTTGGATCACGCCAATCGTCGCCAGCGTCTAAGCTGTACAGCAGACCAAACCAATGCGGGTTATCGGTTGCCTCGCCTGTTAGCATTGATTCCATCAAGGTTAAATCTTCGTGGAATTTGGTTTCTTTGGTAAAACTGGCGGTGGTGATGTAAATTCGCAACGGGTTTAGCCTAGCAACCATGCCGCTGTGCAGCACCTCTATGCTGTTGCGATCAACAATTTGGGCGGCTTCGTCCACGATGGCGCAGGCTGGATTCATGCCATCGCCTGTCTTTTTGGTGTCCCTGGACAATGCCTTGAATACTGTCTGACTGTCACCTGCCTTGGTTATCTGGTTCCTGCTGACGTTGTACAGGGCGGCAATGTTTTGCGGCATGGCCTCAACAAACCCGGTGGCGGCGTGAAACACAATTCCGGCCTGCTCCCTGGTTGTTGCCAGTGTGTAAACCTCTGCGCCTGCTTCGCCCCAGATTAGTTCATACAGGGCAATGACTGCTGTCAATGTACTCTTGCCTGCCTTGCGGGGTACAAACACAATCACATCTGTGACCATGCGTTGCGATTTGTTTCGCTTGTTTCGAAATCCGTAGATAGCGCAGATTATGAATAACTGCCACGGTTCCAGCACCAGCAGCTTGCCAGCATCTGGGCCTTTGGTGTGCCGCAGTTCTGAGGCAAACATTAAAAAATGTTTTACAAAATCAGCGTGAAATTCGTATGCCCAGGTTTTATCTTCAATCTGATTTAAAAACCGCTGGCATCCAAGCGTGACGTTTCGGCAAACAGGTATTTCGCCTTTGACCACTCGCACGGCATACAAGATGCCATCTTCAAAATTCACGGGCCAGCCATCAATGCAGCAAATTTGCCGCTTTCAACTTTGTTTGTTGCCAGCCTGCCCCTGGGTGTCAAGCCCAGTTCATTCATTATCATGATGGCACGGCCTAACGCCCGTTCGCCTGTTGTCAGGTACGGGTTTGTGCCAACCGTTGCACCGGCATTAAATTTAGTTACTGGCCCACCGGCTCGGGCACCTTTAATGCATTTGACAAAAACGTCAAGCTGGAAAGCCAAAGCGCCCAGCAAATGCTGATCTTGCGCCGAGCCAATGCCGTAGGTGTCCCAAAGGAAGTCTGCGGTGGTAGTAATAAAAACATCCATGTCCCACAAATCAGGATCATCAAGCCAAACGGGTTTAGGTATACGTTGGCGTATGGCTTCGGGCAGTGGCTTGCCTTTATGCTCGGTTTTGGTGCCGTGGACGATGTGAAGTTCGGGTGGAAGTCGGTTCATGCGCGGATATTATCAGATTAGGCCCCCCACCCCAACTCAATTTGTGGGTAATTGTGTTCGCGCTTGCTTTCCAGCAAACCCAAAATATTTAAGTTTCTAGCTTTTTTTGGCCTGATTTTGTTAATTTTTGTCAATTTCTCAGCCTGTGCGCCCATTTTGGTGCATTGCATATTGGTAGTCGTCCTGTGTGTACGTGCGCTCACCTTCCATAGTCCAGTGTAGGTAATTACCCTTACGCTCTTGGCCTGTTTTATGACTGTGATCTGCATGGCATAGGGATTGGAAGATGTTGTGCAGGAAGGCGTGCTGTCCTATATGCTTCCACGGGAATACGTGATCTACGTGCTGTGCTGCCTCTACACGCCCTCTAGATAGGCAGGCTTGGCATAAGGGCTGGATGGATAGCTGTCGGCGTCTGATGCTGCGCCAGGCTGGTGTTTGGTAGATGCTGTCAGTCTGTCTAGCGTCTAGGTTATCTTTGCCGCCGTGCTTGGTGCAAAAGCTGTTTAGCTTGCTTCTTGGTTCCTTGCAGCCTAGTTCACCGCATTTAAGGTTGCTAGGGTACGTTGGCATTGGAGCGTAAGGGTTGGTGATGCACCACCGCTGTGTCGAGGGAGTCGACCATCGCCTGCTTCTCACGCTTGGGATATGGCTTTGCCAACAGTGCAATCTTAGCACTTATCTTTTTATCAAGTGGCATGAGATAACGATGCTTTCTTGATGGTTTTCTAGTCAAAATATTTTTTTGCTCAGCAATGTCTTTACCAACGCTGCCCCATGCTTCTTTCATACTTCGAGCATGAGTCCATTTTCCTTTATAAAAATATTCCAAGCTGCCCCCTTGGTCTGATAATCCTGTATAAATCCAGTTTCCCCCTTGGTATATGCCGCCATGATGACCTTGTGCGGGGTCAGCAAAAGAAACAACCATTTTTAATTCAGGGCATGATTTAGAAAGAAACTTTATTGCCAGCGACATAATCTTGGTAACTGTTACAGTGTGTTTTGTAAAAGCTATTCTTACCAATTCACAACCTTCATTTTGATTTAATTCATATTTTTCTAGCAGCCTATAAGTTGCACCCCTGCCAAAAATCACAACTCCAATAAATTTTCCAGCTTCCCAAGCACCGACTTTGACCAGTTTTCCAACAGGCAAACACTTACTGTAATGCCAATTTAAACAAGCATATTTAGCAGCTTCATGGCTTGCCCAATCTATTTTTAAATTAGGCTTGTCTTGCATCAAATTCTTTTCCGCAATGTGGGCAGGCAATCCATTTTGGTTCTAATTGATCTAACTTTCCTTGATCATCCTCAGTCGCTGCATCAAAGTCAGGTGTTTTTAAAGCATTAATATCATCAATAGAAAAACCTGTAAAGCTAAGATCAAATCCTGCTTCTTTTAAATCATCCATTTCCAAAGCCAGCATTTCATTATCCCATCCTGCATTTAATGCCAGCTTGTTGTCAGCAATGATGTATGCCCGTTTTTGCGTGTCGCTCATGTGGCTAAGTTCAATCGTCGGCACCTGGGTTTCGCCTAGCTTATGCGCTGCCAATACCCGCCCGTGCCCGGCAATAATGCCGTTTTCGCCGTCTATCAATACCGGGTTTGTCCAGCCAAATTCCCGTATGCTGGCGGCTATTTGTGCCACTTGCTCGGCACTGTGCGTGCGGCTGTTGCGTGCGTAAGGTATTAAATCTTCTGTCGCTTTGTACTGTATCTCAATCATTTAAAGCCTTTATTGTCTTTTCGTGGGCTGCTTGCCACATGGTTTGTCGTTCCTGTTTGCTTAACTTTGTGCCTTGGTCAACTTCCCAATGGCACGTTTGGCACAGTGCTGCTACAAGGTTATCGTCTGCCTTAATTCCTCGGCCTTTGCCGCCGCCCCAGTTTGTATGTGCTGCCTGCACCATTTTCCCGCTGCCGCAATGCTGGCAGTTTAGCAGGGCAACCCGTTTAAGCAATGCTTTGTCTCTTACGTACTGGTGTTTAGGAAACATCAATGCCTTTTTGCGCTGCCCAAGCGTACAGGAACTCAATAAATTCGCTGCTTTCGCCGGTAGTAAATTTGTGGCTCTGCAGGCCAAGTTGGACTATACGCTCACCATCCAGGCTTGGGCAAACCTTGCCGATCTTCCTGTCTGTGTCATGCGCCCACTGATCTACCAGCAATCTTTTCCAGTCGTCGGGCGTCCAAGTGCTGCCTGCTGCTTCCATTTGCTTACTGATTTTGCCAATGAGACTATGAAACATTGCGTTTTGTTCAGTGCTTCGGCGGCTTTGCTTGATTTCAATCGTCATTTTGTGCCCAGCCATCAGCATGGATTTCAGCGTGGGCCAAACAACTGTCATCATTTCCCGATGGGCCTGTACTGGTTCCCAAACTGCAATTTTCATTTTACAACTCCAATCATGCGTAGAGCAGCCTCTGGGCTGTCAATTCTTGCCAAGGTACTACCAGGCCAATTCTTAAAAAAATCGTCTTGTAGGGCCGTTAAACGCTTCCTAGGGCCAACTTTAATCTCAACCAGAAACGTATGGCCTTTAAAGCCCACCAAAAGATCGACAGGTAGGCCAATGACCCAAACATATGCCCCAGCCAACCTCAATGCCAAAACAATTTCCTTTTGGTTTTTGTCAACTTTGGCTGCGTATCTCATTTTACAATTTAATTTTTAGCGGCATTAAAAACTTCCTGCTTTGTAGCAAGTTTTTTTAAATCTTCATGTGCCCAATAAACCATTCCACTTTTACCGTGTCCTAAACAATTATCTCGCCCATGATTAATTGGCATAGTTCTGTGGTGTTCTTTTAAACTTAAGGTACACAAGTTACCGCCATACAAACCTGTTGGGCACTCAGACGGGCAACCGTAGCGTTTATCGTTGTCGCTTGGCACTGCATTACGGTGAAAAAACATTAACCATACTGGCAGTTTTGTTTGCTTTGCAACTTCCATGTAGTCGCCATAATGCCGCAAATCAATGCCGGTTGTCCAATGTTGTGTATTGCGGTGCCAAGTAAAAACAGTTTTGTGCTTTGCTTCAATCCACATTACACCGTTAACTGTAAAGGCAACTAAATCCGGTGCAACAAGATTAGCATCCGCTGAAAACAATTGCGGCCCTTTGTTTGCTGTTTTTTCTACTTGATACACTGGCAATATTAAATTACCACGCGCCATTAACCATTGAGCAATTAATCCCTCGCCAACCTTGCCGTAATCAAGTTTTTCAGAAAATATCATTTTTTATTGTTTTAATCTTTTGATAAATAATTAACGTAATGCCTGGGAAATCCTGCTCTAACTCTTTAAATCGGTGTATCAAATATTGTCTCCGTCCATCCTTTTGGGCTTGATCGCCATTCGCCAAGGCCAGTTCCGCATATGTCTGGGTAAATGTTTCCAACCAGCCCAAATGCGGTAATGTCTCCAGTAAGTTCAAGGGCGGTTGTAATTTTGCTTGGTGTATGATTTTGTCCATTGCGAACTTCATCTAGAAGTTTAACGGCTTCAAAGTGGTTCATTCCATTTCCTTTTCTAATCTTTTAATATCTTCCCACCAATATTCAATAAACATTTGCGGGTTAAGTGTAGCAATATGATCGTATTGTGTTAAATCAATTAATTTTGCGTTATCTAAAAATTTACACAGAATTTTATTGGTTGTTTTGTTTTTGTAAACAAACAATATATGTTCTATTTCGTCCATCTTTTTACCACGGCTCTTTGTTGTACCAAGTGCTAACCGGCGGCACGCCTGGGCTGTCTTTGTCTGCCAGGTATTGCTGATACGTCTTTGTGTTGCCAAACTTTGGCTGCTGCCACTGATGACGGCTGCACTTGGGTAGTTGCCCATCAATCCGCACGCTCCAGCGGCTGCTGCAACCATCAACACTGCAAAGCAAATCACTTTTGCCCTCAGGAATTTCCTCTTTTCTAAAATTAGTGAGCGCCATGATATTTTCCTTCCACTATTTTTGCAAAGTTGCTGGGTTTTAAAATCCACTCCAAATCGGCGGTAAAGGCTCGCCCGTCTTTGTTGTTTACCTTGCCAACCAAAAACTTGGATTTGTTGATGTGACCAAAAAAATCATCAAACCATTCCAACACTGCGCTGACGGTTGCTGGCTTGTCTTTGCCCAATTCTGTTGCCACTTCCCGCCAGCGTTGTCTAAGGTATCCCTGTCTAGCAGCGTTCCAGACTTCAACTCGGCGCAAGGTTGGTAGCTGCTGATGGTACAGATCAATGACTCCCTGATGATTGCAATCTGGAATTTTTACCTCGGGGCCACCGGCTGGTGGGCATATATTGGTATCTATTGGTTTATGGTTACTGGTTACTGGTTCATGGTTGCTATTGGGGGGGGAGAAGGGTGGCAATGGGGTGGCTATAGGGGGGCTATCACCTGCCTTTGCCCACCGCTTATCAGCACCTCGTTTTCCAGCCTCTGACAACAAGCGGTATCCAGCAATTTCCTTGTCTGCTCTCGGGTTTATAAAGCCAGCGTCAGTGCTAACAAAAAACTCATTGAGTACTGTTAAAACGTCCTGCTCTTGATCACGCATCCCAATTTGCCGGGCTATGTCCCGTTGCTTTATAGGGTGCTCATGCAAGTAATAATGATCTAAAAGGCGGCGAAACGCCAAGTCTTCCATTAACGAAAGATGATGGGTATGGGATTTGTAGTCCCCAATGTGGAAACTAAAATAGTGCATGGCAACCTTACGTTCTAGGTTAAGCGTTACTGATGGGTGGGCCTGGCAGGGCGGTAACGAATCGCCTTTTCCCCCGCTAAGGGTAGCCGTGCCCATAATTATAACTTGCCAAACCACTCAGGGCGGCTTGCCTGTAGCTGCGCCAACCGCTTGTAAGGCATCTTGCGCCACTGCGCTACAGCAGGCGGTGTTACGCCCAGCAGACGGGCTAGGGCTGACTTGCTGCCTGCCTTCTGAATAGCTGTTGCCAAGGTTGCATCGTGCGCTTTTTTAAGTTGTTCAAGGGTTTGCATCCGCGCATTTTATAGCATTTTCTTAACATTTTAAAGATAGAAAAGTTTG